AATGTTACTGAACAGTCTGAGCCAAATAGCGAAACAATTGAACTCCATAAGCCAGACAATCTTTAACCTTAATCAAATATTAATAAAAAAAGAGGAAATTAAATAAGGGAGGTAAAAAATGTCGAGAAAAAAAGGATCGAAAAACAAGGTAAAGTCTGAAAAGAAAGTTGAAGGAACACCAGAAGAAGCAGAAATATCACAACAAAATAAAGTTATAGAGCAAGAAATTAATAAGGTGCAATAATGAAAGTAATAGAAGTAAGAGAAAACTTAGTAAATGAAAAAAAAGATAGTTATTGGTGGTTAGTTGGTTTATCAGTTTTTGTTATTTGTTTAATCTTAGTATTATTAACTAAAATAGACAAAAGAGCATTGATTACTTTTGCTATTTTTGGTTTTATATTACTTTGTTGGGATATATATAGGGATGTTATGAAGAATTTTAAAAAAGAAATTAGTCAAAAAGGAGTTTTAAATGTTAAGTGAATTAGAAGAAAAGAAGAAAATACTTGAAGAATTAAAGAAAAAACAAACAGAAGTAAAGGAATTAGAATCAACTCAAGCTCAAATAGATCAGATAAATAGAGAAATATCACAAGCAGAATATAGAAAAAATCATCCAATAGTTGTTAGTTTTTCAAATAAATATATGAATGCCATGAGAAAGGTAGGAAAAGGTTTTAGTAATCTATTTAAACAAAAATTAGCATACGGTTATTTTCCTAAAGAAAATCAAGGACAAACAGTAAAAGAAGTAAAAAAGGATACGAGCATACAAGATGCTTTAAATGATTTAGAATGATCTCACAAAACTCCATAAGCCATGAATATTGTGAGAAATCTAAGAGAGAACATAAGGGGGGTTTTAGACATTCCACGTCTTTTTACCAACCAAAATTCAAGAAGGATACTTTAGGATGTTTTCTTATGTCGCCTAGAGTTGCATTAAATTGCAGTCCAACAGCTCTTAGATACAATTTTGAGGTAAACCATGAGTAAAGCATTAAGAATACTAGAAACGGTCTGTATGGTGGCCGTAATCGTTGTTTTAGTGGTATTTCTAATGCAAGTAAGATCAAACGGAGCTAAGTGTCTTAGTTCACCAATTTCTTGGGGGACACATGTTCTAGAGAAAAATAATCATAATGATCTACTTACTTGTTCTTGTTCTATCCCTTTTAGTGCGAATAGTTTACTTTTCAATAAGACAGGATCATACTCAATTCCAAACATGATTGATAGAGTAGAAGGTTTAAAATTAAATGTTCCTAATTTAAGTATTAATTATTCAGGATGATATTTGAATTATTAGCATTTTTAGTTTTTCTGAGTATAGTTTTTTGGATATTTAAGGAAGTTAAGAAGGGAATTTAGTTAGAAAATCCTTCATCAAAAGATTGTTTAATTTCTTGATGACTCATACACATTCAATATATAGAGCTTTCATAAGTAATTATATAATCTTCATAAAAGATAATCAAAAAAATTGGCCTATATCTATTGAAGAGTTTAATATTATTAAAGATATAACATTACCAATTATAACTGGTAAAGCAAAGAAAAGAATACCTCAAGTTATATCTAAATTAGAAGTTTATGCATTGGAGTCTGCAATGTCTAGTGAAAGGAATAAGCTAATGACATTAATAACTTTCTATGCAGGACTTAGACTATCTGGTCTGCTTAGTATAAAACCTTACGACTTCCAATGGAAGAAATGGAGCTTAGATAATACTAAACCTCTTGAACTGAGAGTTATAGAAAAAGGTGATAAAGAAAGAATAGTATTCATTCCATCTGATATTGCTATAAGATTAAAAGAGTGGATAATTAATTTCGCATCTAAAAAAAATAAAAGTCGTGATGTTCCTATATTCAAAATGTCAAAGCGATATTGGAGAAGATTAATAAATGAAGCTAGCGTTAAAGCATTAGGCTATCAAATACATCCACATACATTAAGACATAGTGCAGCAACAAATCTATTAGACAATGGATGGGACATAAAAGAGATACAAGAATATCTTGGTCATGAATCTATATCTTCAACAGAAATTTATTTACATATTAATAAAACTAAACTTAAAAAGAAGTTTGAAAGTATATGATGATCGTGCAATCGTGCTGTAACTTGAAAGTTAAAACGCTAGTTTAAATAGTTTATATTTATAGATATTTTATGACAGAAGGAAAAGAGATGATTAGGAAAAAGATTGAGTTCTTTTTTGAAAGTAAATTACATGTTCATATTAAAAAAGTTGATGGATATTTCTATAATGGTTTAATAACATCAAAAATTAGACCTGATGTTTGGATGCTTGACGAAAGGAAGCTTGGCCATACTTATTTATTCTTATCTGAGATTGAGGATGTTACAGAGTTTAGGGTGGAGGAGAAGAAATGAGCAAAGGAGATAATTTAATTGGTACAGAAACTGTATATAAAGGAATTAAATTTAAAAGTAAGTTAGAAGCAAAATTTGCGATGTTTCTTGATGCTTTATTAATAAAATGGGAATATGAACCACAAACATTTGTTTTATCTAATGGCATCACTTATATACCTGATTTCTACCTAAAAGAATTAAAAACATGGATAGAAGTTAAAGGAGATATAAGGCAGCATAATCTAGAAATAAGTGAATTATTCACTAGAGACAATAAAACAGAAATGATAATAATATCTAATGAAGAAATAAGATTCTTTGGAGTTTGGGCTAATAGTGATGAAATTTATGAGTCTAAAGATGTGTTAATTGGAAAATGTAGCAAATGTAATTCTTTTTTCTTCTGTGAAACATTGGGTAGTTACAATTGCAGAAGATGTAATAATCATGAAGGAGATCACGACATAAAATATAGTTTACAATGTGGATTTTATGGTGATGATAAAATAGATTTTTACGATTCTAGTTCAATTAAAGAGGGATTACAAAAATATGGGGTTAGCATTTGAAAAGTTTGAAGAAATAGACAAACTAGAGGATATATTAAAAAAACAGAGAGAGTGGTTAAAATATTATGAAGGTAAACATTATTCTATAGCTTACGAAGAGAAACATAGATTAAAATGGGCTACAGAAAGAAGATTTTACCATGATTCATCATGGAATAGTGAGATTAATTGTATAGGCCGCTTAGGAAATAGAACTATAATAGAGTTTGATGGACAATCTCATGAAGAAATAAAGAAAGCTAAAGCCGCTTTTGTTGAGGTAAAAGAAAAGTTAAAGAATAATAAGTGGGGATTTATAGAATCTACACATAGTTCAACTAAAACAAATTACCTATGGATCGAGTTTAAAAGAGATATGAAAGATAAAGAAGTTGAGGCATTTCTTGCTTGGATTTGCCCTAATGATGCTATAATTGATTTAAATTTTGCATCATCTAAAAAAGTATTCGCTGTTTTATATGCAACCCATTGGAAACATTCTTATTATAGAGAATTGCCAATAGAATATTTTAAAGGTGAGCAAATTGATTTTGATTCATTGGGAATACCAATAACAAAAAAAATTAAAAAGATTACTACTAATAAAGATGGATTTCTTTATACAACATTTCAGGCTGCTAAAATATTTAATAAGAAAACTCAGGCAGAACAATTTGAAAAGATACAGCCTTTATTTTATGATAAAAATGGACTATGGTGGTTATGGAGTGATAACTTATATAAATGGGAAATAGTCGACGAGGTAGATATATTAAATATGATAGAAAATGCAACTGGCCAAGATATAATAACACCAAAAGAAAGAACATTAATATTAAACTCATTAAAACAAGAGGGTAGGAAACATATTCCAGAACCAATAAAAAATACTTGGATACAATTTAGAGATGAAATATGTGATATATCCAGTGGAGAGAGATTCAAATCTACGTCTAAATATTTTTCGACTAATCCTATACCATATAATCTCAATAAATATAATATGGAATTAACACCAACAATGGATAAGATCTTTGAAGAATGGGTTGGAAAAGATTATGTTAAAATATTATATGAAATAATTGCCTACTGTATGCTTCCTAATTATCCAATACATAGATTATTCTGCTTTATTGGTGCTGGTATGAATGGTAAAAGCTGTTATCTAAGATTATTAAAAAAATTCATTGGAGAAGAAAATACTACCGCAACGGAATTGGATACTTTATTAACATCAAGATTCGAAGTTACTAGATTGTATAAAAAATTAGTTTGTATAATGGGGGAGACAAATTTTAATGAAATGAGCAAAACTTCAATTATTAAGAAACTTACTGGCCAAGATGATATTGGATTTGAGTATAAAAATAAAAATCCATTTAATGATGTTAATTATGCTAAGATATTAATTGCTACTAATAATCTTCCAACAACTACAGATAAAACTATAGGTTTCTATAGAAGATGGACAATTATTGATTTTCCTAATCAATTTTCAGAGGCAAAGGATATATTAAGTGATATTCCTGAAGAAGAGTATAGTTCTTTAGCTTTAAAATGTTGCTCAATTCTCAAAGATTTACTTAATAGAAGGTCTTTTACAAATGAGGGAAGTCTAGAAGATAGACAAAAGAAATATGAAGATAAGTCTGATCCATTACAGAAATTTATAAAATTATTCATAAAAGAAGATTTATCTGGGCATATTTGGAAATATGATTTTGAGAAAAAGTTTAACTCTTGGTGTAAAGAGAACAGACATAGAGAATTTTCAGATGTAATGATAGGAAGAAAAATGAAAGAATTAAATATAGAACAACAAAGTAAGACTGCTACATGGCTTAATGATGGTCAAGGCGGATTACTCAGAGCTTGGGTTGGTATAAGATGGTTAAGCTAAATTTACAGGATTTACAGGATTTACAGGTAATCCCCACTCGTATATATACACGGGAAACTGAGTATAGATCACCTGTAAAAGTTGTAAAAGTTGTAAATTACAATCAACTAAACCGAATGGAGGTAAAAAAATGGCAACATTAAGAGATAGTGCAAAGGCATATGAGCCAACTAAAACTAAGAATATCGCAGATTTAGAAGCTGTATCTTTAGATTCTGTCTTTGAAGAAAGAAAAGGCAAAGATAAAGATGGTAAAGACTACGCATTTTCAGTTGTAGTTGTATTAGGCCAAGATTATAGATGCCCAGATTCAGTTTTGAAAGACATCAAAGCTATAATGGAAGCTAAGCCTAGCTTGAAAACTGTAAAAGTTATCAAGAAAGGAACTGGCATGGGAACTCAATATACTGTAATCCCTTTAGAGTAAAGCATAGCCGATGAGGCCTAAAG